CCATCCGGGCCGAGCGGCCAGGCGACTGTAGGCCAGATCATTATGGCTACGTGCGTGTGGAGGTCTGGTCCTTCACACGCAGCAATATAGCCCTCATCACCGGACAGATATGCAATATTTCGAGCATCTGCTTGTGATAAGTCGACGTTTCCGAGCTTCTTGCCCCGGTCAGCAACAAACATTCGGCGCATCTCGTCTGTAATGTTCTGTCCATTTGTGCCAGTCCACATTGGATTTTCCGAACTGGACCAGCGTCCGGTAGAAGCTCCTGCAACATTGAAGGAAAATCGCATACGGCCGTCTTCGTCGATCGCCTTGGACGTGATTTTAATCTTTTCGCGCGCATCGCGGCTAGCAAGGATGAAGTTACAGATGAGGAAGGCATCCGGGCCGATCTCCTTCAGTCGCTCGAGGGCTTCGATGCTGGTAGTCAACTTCTCGACCCGCTCTTTCTTGTCGTACTTGTACTGCGGAGGGAGCCTCATGCTCTCGTAGAGGAGCTTCTGGCACTGCTTCGTAGACCGAGGATTACAGCGAAGTCCGCTGATCGTTTCCGAAATGATCTCGAAGTACTCGATGAGCCGGGCCTCGTCCTCGTGGAACTTATGGTCGAGCCACATGCGCTCTTCCTGGTCTACGAGGATGCCCCGGAACGTCATCTCCATTGCCGGGCCTCGCATACCTTTAGTGTATGCGTAGTGCATCTGCGTGATCGGGTCCTCGCGCCAGTGCCGGATCGCCTCCCAGATTTCAGCTGTCGTAGTTACGTCTAGGCCGTTGTAGATTTGATCGGGCGAGGCCCCGGCTGGATAGTTTTCAGCAAAGTGGAGGACTTTTGCCATTTGCTTAACCTCCCTATCTTCCGCTCAGTAAGTGGTAGATCAAAGCGGACAGCCCACCGAGCGCCAGCCCGCATCCCCCGGCTCCACCCGTAGTCAGTATAAATCGCCATAGCATCTGCACGTTTAATGAACTCCACAGCTAGTCGTAGACCGAGTTTGCGCGCTTCTGGTGAACGATCGTTCAGCATCTGCGTAAAGAAGCCATGAGAAGCGAAGGGAGCCTCGCCACGGGAGATTGAGTCCGCGATGGCGAAGCGAAGATAGTTCCAGTTCCTGATCAGGCCCTCGGCGGTTTTCGCAGCGTACCGGCTCTCGATAATGACGAGGGGAAGTCTCATTATTTCTCCTTGCCGACATCGGAACCTCTTGGGCGTTTAGACTTCCAGGGGGGCGTGGCCGCATACACAGCAGCTAGTGACTCGAGATCCTTTGCCAGCTCGCTGTATCGGGCATGATGAAGGAGCATGGTGTCTTCGATCGGTCCACCAGTCGGGTAGATACCGTAGTGGGCCAGCCAATAAGTGTCGTATTGGCCGTTCTGAAACACCTTCGGGATCGGCCGGTGAAGCTGTTTGCGGAGCCAGGCCCATGCGGCTATTTCTTCCTCTCGCGTTTCCCAGTAGTGGTAGCCCGGCTTGGAACGGTCAACGAAGGGGATGACGATGCCGAGACTAGGGCGAGCCGCCAGACCCACCATTGTAATAAGTTTGCTTCCCGTCGTCTCAATATCGCAGGCGATGTAACTGGCTGACTCCAAGTAGTATTCCTCGAAGAGAAGGAGGTCTGTGAGCGTCGGTTCGAGCCAGAGCGTTTTATGAGTGTGCCGCACCTCAGGAAAAGCACTCTCACGTTTCGCCTTGATGATATCCACCTGGACATTAGCGCGGGCAGTCGCTCCTTGGAAGATAGACAAGAGGGTCGGAAGCACCTTAACTGGGCGGAGAGAGCCCAATAGACAGTGGCCCCGTATGGAGGAGACTCCAGTGAGACCGGTGAGGGCACGGAGTGCGGTATTCCCCATCGCCAGTACAAGGTTCGGCTTAGCAACGTCGATTTCCTTTCCTAGGCGCTGGAGCGCCGCTTCGCGGATCTCATCGTTCTCCCAAAGACGGGAAATAACGTCTCCTGGGGGTCGTTCATTGAAGACGTTTGAAAGAGAAAGATCGGCTCGCTTGAGCCCAACGTTTCGGAACAGCTGAAAGAGAGCGTGGCCGTACCGGCCGGTGAGCGGGGAGCCAGTGACTTCTTCTGTTTCTGCAAATGCTTCTCCTACGACCATTAAAGGCGCACCAGGGACGAGTGAGTCAGACCAGCGGCCGCTCATACTATGCCCTCAATTATGGTATCTGTGGCCAGCCGGCGTCTGACGGTGTGGTGAGAGAGGTCCACGTATTTCTGCTCACTATCAAGGCCAACAGCGCGTCTTGCTTTGAGGCTAACCGCTGCTGCAATGGCTGTTCCAGAACCGCAGGTAGGGTCAAGGAGGTCTGTGTTCTCGTCGACCAGCATGGAGAGGAAATGCTCAACAACCTGGAGGGGCTTTTCAGAAATGTGCTCGCTGTCAGAAGCGCCCCGAGGGTGAGAGATAGAATTGGAAACGGGCCTAACGATAAAACGGTCTCCCCATGTGATGAAGAGGGCCATTTCATAAGTCCGCCTGGGCCCTCGTCTGGGGTCCGGTATAATGCCTGCCAGGTCTGCTTTATGCCAGATAAGCGGGTACTCATCTACAACGAACCCAGGTTCGGACCTAAACCGCCCAGCCGCAGCGGCTCGGTGTTTAGCAGCGGTCCAGAAGACCATGTGCCCAGCGGGTGCGAAAAGTTTATGGCGAGCGATGAGCAAAGTGTCGAGGAGCTGGAAGAATAATTCTGGCCGGTCGTCATAGCGATCTGACTGACGAGAAGCCTGCATCTGTGCGTCGTGCATAGACAGTCCGTATGGGAAGTCACAGTGTAGCACATTGAAGGGCCTTTCGTCATAAGCTATAGCCCAGGAAAGGAAATCAGCACAGTACAACTCGAAAGGCGCCTTCGGCGCCACTGGTCCCATCGGCATCAGTTGATCGGTGATAGCTGCATCAATATCACGGGCTTGCCGGCGTGCGTACTGGTTGTAGATAGCCTTGGCAGAGGTTTCCCTTAGCAGTTCAGGGTTCTTCTTGATTTCCTGCTCGACGGTCAGCATACGGCTGACGAAGGCGGGCGTGACGTTCAGGGCTGTCGCGGTGCGAGCGGCCGTCCAATCCGGCTGAGTGGCCGTGTAAGCGTCATGCAGCTGCCGTATCGCCTTCACTTGGTCTTTCCAGTCGAGGTCGCTCCGCTTGAGGTTCTCCTCCAGCTCGATGATCTTTCGCTCGTTTTCGGGGAGATCTTCCCAGAGGGTGACTGCAATTTCTTTCAGGCCGAGGGCCTTATGCGCCTCGAGACGGCGCTGCCCGGCAAGCAGCCTCCCGCTTCGGTCAACTACTATCGGATGCAGCAGGCCGTTCCGGGCTATGCTCGCCTTCAGCTCGTCTAATTGGGCCGGATCGATAACAGAGCGTTGCCGATCTTCGACCTTGATGTCGGATATTCGCATGAGGGCTCCAGAAGAAAGGGGCGGCCCGAAGGCCGCCCCAGTTGGCTACGTCCGATCCGGACCGAGTTCGTTGATGAAGGAGACCATCTCCGAGGGCCTCCGCTTGGACGGCTGCATCACCATCGTGCCAGTGCAGTACTTGCCCTGGAGATCCGGGACGATCTGCTTGAACGTCCGGCCGGCGACCTGGACGCCCATAGCCTCGGCGAACTCGCGGAGCCGGTAGGCCGCGTCCTTCGTCATGAAGAAGGAGTAGTTCTGGAGGCGGTTGTTCCAGTCCTCCGGCAAGCGGCTCTGGTCCACGTCGGCCATCGCTGCGATCGGCTTCAGTTCCAACTCGATGAGGGGGGTTTTCTTTTCGTTCTGTGCCTGCCCCGGCGTGTGCTTCAGAATGAGGAAGCGGTAGGTACCGCCAGGGAACGGCGGCGGCCGGATTGCAGTTTCGGCAGACATGTTCATGACATCTTCGAACGACATAGGTCTTCTCCTGCCCTAAGGTTGCGTTACGCCGCTGGCTGGGCTACCGACGGCGCCACCTGGACGGTGTCCAGGAAGCGGAAAAAGAGGGCTAGATCTGCTTTCATCTCGGATGGAACGATGGAAGGTGCGGGAGTTTTGAGATCGAGTGCGGGAGTCATACGGGTGTGCATGATGACTTCGATTTCTCCCTTCGGGTCCTTGCGCTTCTCTAAGGAAAGCATGGAGTTGAAGAAGCGCGGGACCTTCGGAGGGAGCTTGGAGCCGAGAGCGAGCGGGAACCCTTTAAGGGAACCCTGCTGCTCTGGCGAGCCGGTGAACATGATATGGCTGTTCACGACTACGTTACAAGTGGTCATGTCCGAGAAGACTGTTTCCAGGTACTTCTCTACCATGTCCATAGCGGTGCCGTAGTCAGGGATGGTCGCCCGCTCGAAGTGATTGTTCATCGCCTGGACGTAGCGCAGACAGGCATCACCAAAAAAGCCAAGCGTGTCGAGAAAGAGAACGTCCTTGACTCCCCATGTACGAGGGGTGCCCATGTTCACGTTCTTCTCGACCCAGCCCTTGGACAGGTCGCTCATGGCGGTCATAGCCGCCATCGGTATGCCGTGCTCCGCAGAGAGCGGCTTGTCGGTGTACGTCTTAACGAAGACGTTCTGCCGCTTGTTGACAGGCAGAATGCTCGGATCAAGGAGGATCTCGATGCCGGCGTCAAAATCCTGCACGAAGCAGCGATAGTCCGCCTTGGCGAGGGAACCGATCAGGGCCGTCTTGCCGGTGCCGCTAGGCGCGCACATTAAAACTTTATGGGGATGTACTTTGATAGACATTTCTGCGAGGGATGCCATTCAGAATGTCTCCGATGCGGGTTCAAACATGAGATGAGCGAACTCCTGGGCCTCTATCGGCGTCCCCTTGTTCCACGGCCGGAAGTCAAGAAGGCGAGAAGGTTCTGGAAAGGAGCCGCTGAATTGCAGCGCCCTGTCATCGATAGAGAGGTAAGCTGCCGGCTTAGCTATCGGCCAGGCGAGGCGTTCCCGGTACTCGGCCTCTAGCCCGTTGTCAGCGAACCACTTCTGCATAGCCTCGACACCGCCGGGATGCGCGGAGCGGCTGCTATAAATCGCTACCTCAAAGTAATCCATCGCTTCTCGGATGAAGTCGAATGCGCCGGGCACAGGGCCGTCCGCGATATGCAGAACGTCCGTCCAGCCGCTCGTGTAGAGATGCAAAACTCCGTCAAAGTCTAGACAGAGTAACGGTTTCTTTGAGGCCATATGACAAATCCCCTTTTCGTATTGCGTCCAGCTGCAAAGCTATCGAACGCGTTGTCACTGTGGTTACCAACGTACAGGTGCTCTAATGCCACACACAGTCCGACATTACACTTGTGCAGCCCCAGCTTTCCTTTTGGTATCTCTACTCCGTGTATGAGCAGACATGCTACGTGCGCCTGCATAAACGCGTAGTTACAGTTAACTCGTCCATACACAGGACCACGCCCCCGTATCACTGGACCAGTCCACATACAGTGTCCCTGTTTATCTGGCTCTGGAACGTAGTGCCAGAAGTTACACCAGATACAACAGAACTTTGACTGTGGCCCACGCGGACTCAGTATCGGTTGCCTGCAATGTAGACACCCAGCCATCAGCTGCTCCAATCGTCCGCACCGGACCTGATCTCCAGAGGGTTCCATTGCTTCTTATGGAAGTGTTGCTGCAGGATCATCGGCCGGATGCTCGGGTCCTTCGAGCAGACGCCCCGGAACTGGCACCCAGCATACTTATGGCACGATGACTCGTTGAGTGGCCAGGGGCGATTACCATAGCGCATGGCGTAGCCCTGTGCAATCTCGATCCACTCTAGCGTGTTGGCGAGCCATTCATCTAACTGAGCCTCCGTACGCGGAGCGATGTGCCGGTGAACGCGAGTGAAGGTGACGGCCACCTGACAAGCGTCCACGATGATGCCGGACACAGGCTTGTCGATCAGGACCTTACCGGCGGTGAGGTACCCGGATGTCTGTGCGTCGATAGAGTACTTGATGAAGTACCACTGGCCGAGGGTAGAGGTCGTGTGCTTCCGCTCCTGGATAAAGGTTTCTCCAGCAAACTCGCAGATCTTATCGATGTGCCCGCAGTAGATGAAGGCGTCACCATCTGGCGAAGTGAGCGGCAGCATGAAGCGGAAGGAGATTTCTAGGGCTGCTTCGCCGGACGAAAGTCTGACAGTTTTGAGGGGGTCGTTGATGGCGAATTGCTCTGTGTACCAGATGATGCTTCGGACGAGCGTGAGGCGCGTACGGTTGTTGTCTCCGTGCCAGAAGATAAGCGTTTCCTGGGCACCTTCTGTGCCTGCAGGGACCTCACGTATGCCTCCATCTGGGAGCAGTAGTCCATTAACTCGGCGCACAGTCTCGCGGAGGGCTTGGGCAACGACGAGCGAGAGCGACGCATAGTGGTCTGTTCCTTTGATGCGGTGCCGGTCATAGGCTTCGAGGTACCTATGGAGGAGCCCACCGAATACGAGGGGAGGGGCGGTGTCTTTTGGTATCCAGCCTTCAATGATGGCTAGCTGGTATTTGCGGGGGCATTCCTTCAGCAAAGACATAGAGCTATTGTCCCAGGCGTGCTGCACCAGGGGAGCGGACTTGCAAAAGAGCTGCGTATCAGGCGCCTCGGCTGGCATCAGCATTCTCCTTCTCGAGGCGCCGGCGCAAGTGCCGAGCCGCGTGCTCGATTTTCCAGCGCCGGTCGGCCGTCCAGTGAGGCGTCGTGCAGTAATTCTCGATTTCCCTTAGCGTCTTGAGGATATCGGACAGCGAGGTGAGGACGGTTTCACGCATTCTTCTGGCCGGGTTCTGGCTGTTTAGCTCCATCGAGGGCCTCGATTTCTTTAGCAATAGCGATAGCGACCTTCTCGGCCTGTGCGTGCTGCGCCCAGAGGTTAGGTGAGCGGACGTACTTCTGGGCAACAGCTGCGCTGTTCGCTGCGTGCTGGCGAGCGATAGCTGCGGCCTCCCTGATCGCGGCAGCTCGCTCGTTCGGGTGCTGGCCGGTACAGGTTTCGGTGACGTGAAGGGCACGGGCCTCGCGGTCGGTGATGCCACAGCGAGAACACATAGCCTCGCCGTGGCCGAGGTTCGAGGGAACCCAGAGGTGCTGTAGGCCCCTCACCTACGGAGCGATCCTGATCAAGATGTAGACCGGGACCTTTTCGAACTCGAGGGCCGTGTAGACCCGGCCTTGCGCCTCATCCAGACAGTTAGTCAACACTTCGTTAAACTCGCTGTCCGGCTTGCTGAGAAACTCGCGGACAGCATCAACGGTCGTATCAAGGAAGTAATCGGGTTCTTTCATCGGAAGACTCCTAGGGCTGCGGCGATGAGGATAAGGATGATCCAGACGACGGCGCACGCCATGCTGCCGCGCCAGAACCAATACCACTCAAACTCGTTGTTTGGGAGGATGGATTTCGACATCTTAGATGTCCAAGTTATCGATGCTGAGGGTGGCGTTAGCAGCCTTCTTTGCGTCGATGTTAGGATCTCCGTTCTCTTTCTTCTTCTTGCGGAACTTCCCTTCCGCCTCCATTTGCTGGAAACGATGACGCTCCGCTCGAAAGTAGTCGATGATGCTGGAAAGATCCTTCTGCGTTATCAGCAAAGGGTCCTTCCGGAACAACTCTTCCAGCCCGTCCTCAGTCACCTGGGCGAGGATCGGGTCCGGGACTGGGCCGTTCGGTAACTCGCTCATGCTTCTCTTCCTTTCTCCAGTCGATACGGGCTGCGTAGCAGGCGTGCAGGATGCTGAGCGGATCGAGGTGTGCGTACTCTGGCGGGACCGTCACGAGGCGCCAGGTCGGCAGGCGTTGGGTCTGTTGCTGCGTGTGTAGGAGTTCCTTCTCTATGACGGTCGGATACTCCTCACCGCTCAGCTTCCGCATTACCTGGATGACCCAGGTCACTGAGGCGCCACCAGGTCGCTTTCCAGCGGGCCGAGGTCCGGCAGCTGGATGTCTGGCGACTTAGCGCGAAGCGCCTCGGCCGTTCGATCATCGAGAAACTTTAGCTGTCTCTCGATCAGTGCTCGGACGACGCGGCTCTGCGCGCCGAAGCCAGGGAAGTAGCTCTTGAAGCGGTCCATCAGTTCCTCATCAAGCAGGAGGTGGAGATGGACCTTTCCGGGTCTTGACTTGGACATAGATGCTCCTTGGGATGATAAGTAACTCGAACGGATCTCCCGGCTTGCGGAGAACTAACACCGGAACAGGCGATCCCCTCTTGCGCTCCTCTTGCCGGACAGTGCCGAGGCACCGTTTCAAGTGCTCAACGTCCTGAGATCGGACCGCCAGCCCGTAAGGAGAGCTGAGGGCCCGATCCAGGAGTTGGAGACAGATGTCTCTGTTAGCCAGGGGCGTAGCCCCTGCTTACTGCGCGGCCTGCTGGGCCGGCCCCACGTCTCCGAGATCCACGCCAGCCCCGGCGACCGCCGCCTTGCGGGCCTCGACCACGGTACGCGCCTGCTCGCGGAAGTGCGGGCGCTTCTCGAGCGTCGCGAGCGTCAGCTCGTCCAGCTTGCCCTCCGGCAGCTCCTTGAGCTTCGTACCGCGCGCCTTGAGGGCCGAGATAACGGCGGACTCAGCGAGCTTGTAAGCCTCCTTCTCGACCGGGTCCTGCGGCAGCTTGCCGGCCTGACGGATGCCGAACTG